GATCCTGTTGAAAATGCATCTTTACTTCCCTGGTTTGCTATGACTGCATTATTGCATTCGCTATTAGTTTTAGAAAAAAGAAACATACTTTATTTTTGGTCGATTATACTTTGTTTGTTAACATTTACTTTAAGTGTAACAGGAACCTTCTTAGTGAGATCCGGAATACTTAATTCTGTTCATACATTTGCCAATGATCCCTCTAGAGGAATTTATATTTTATCATTTCTAAGCTTAATGATATTTGCATCGGTTTACATTTTATTTACTAAATACAAACCAACAAATGATCAAATCAACTCCAATAGCAAAGAAACATTCATCTTGATAAATAACTGGTTTATGATGTTTTACTTAATTACTGTTTTATTAGGTACTTTATACCCAATTTTTACTGACGCAATTTCAAACAATAAAATTTCAGTCGGTCCTCCTTTTTATAATTCGGTGATAATACCTGTTGTAATTATCTTTTTATTTTTTATGGCTATCGGTCCAAAAGTGAAATGGATAAAAAATGAATTTTTAAATTTTAAAGATTTATTAAAAATAATTGTTGGGGCAATAGCTGTAAATTTTATTATCACTTATTTTTTTAAAAGTTATAGCCTAATTTCCAATTTAATCATTATATCATCAGTATTTTTGATTATTTCAACTATCTTGGATGCATTTAAAAAACCAAAGATTAATTTTGCGAGAATCATTTCCCATTTTTCCTTCGGTTTTTTAATTTTTTTTATAGGATTAAATCATAATTTTTCAATTGAAAAAGATTTTAATTTAAAATTAGGTGAAACAAAAAAAATTGACCATTATAATTTTGAGATAATTTATCAAACTCTTTAACACGATCTTGACCTGCAATAATTCTTACGTTTGTATAACCATCATTATGTGCTTTTTTTAAAACATCAAAGATTGTACGATTTGCTCCGTCATTTACAATCCTTTCACTATGTTGTGGGAACATTTGTCTCATCAATGACACCTTAGTGTCAGCATCAAGTGGATTTTTCTTTGGATCTTGTGATCTTGATGGAACAATTATATAATCATCACCATTTCCAAGTTCAGCAGATTGAGCAGCAGACTGTGCTGCGACATCCATTAATTGTAAATGACCTGCGTGTGGTGGATTAAATCTACCAAATGCAAGAGTAAGAGTTCCTTTTGTTTTTGGAACTGGTGGTGGACCTGCTGCTAAATCTGGACTTTGAACTTGTTGTTGTTGCTGTTGTTGCTGTTGATCTGGTGCAGGTTCTTGTTGCTTTAATTTTGGATCTACAAAATTAGGATCTGATATATTCTTTTCTTTCTCTGTTTGTGCTGGATCTTTACCACCAACTTTTTGTCTCTTATTATAAAATTTTAATTTACCTTTCTCTGTTTTTGCTACAAATTCTCCTGTATTTCTATCTGTCCATCCACCATGACCATCACCAACCAAACCCAATCTAGCTGCTTGTTGGGTTGCAGTGCTTTCAGTAACAAATTGTAGGAATGTTTTCATCAGTCTTTAATCAATCTCAGTAAGATTTCATTCTTATTCTGCGTCATATACTCAAGAATTGACGCTCTAGTATGTTTATATTTATCATCTTTGTCAGCACCCAATGTTTTATAAGAAAAAAACATAAAGTTATCGTAAATATTTCCTCGGATAATTTTTTGTTTTTTGAACTGATATATAAGTGATTCGATTAAATCATTCATTTGTAGCACCCAACGTATATAATGATTCACCCGCTAAAACAAGTGTCCTCATTTTAATAAGATAATAATTTTGACCTTTTGGTTTTAGAGAGTCTGACCTATATCTAAATTCAACAAGAAGATCTTGAACTGGATCTCCACCTTTTTTATATATGCATATTGTAGGATTATTAGTTTCTTCTCCTATCCTTCCACCTTTTACATTTCTAGTATAAGTTTTTATGGTCACTGCCAAGTCCATCGAAGTTATAGCATTAGTAAAATCATCACCAAAAGTTTGTTTTAAAAACCTACCATCATCTAAAAATTTAACTAACTCAACACCACTTTCATTTAAAGTTGCCTTCTTTTTAATAAAACTTGCAAGAGTGCTCTTAAAGTTTACATCATTAATTTTATTATCTAACTCTCTTTTTATTCTACCAGTAAATACTTTTCTAGCAGCTTCTTTTAATGCTTTTACCTCATTAGATTGAGTTATAGATTCTCTGGAACTAAATCTTTTTCCAAGTATATCAGGATAAGAATCAAAAATTGCTTTGTCAAACTCTTCTTTGTCTTTAGTATAATCTGTAATACCTAATTCCTCAAATATATCAGCAAATTTTTCAAATTCTAATCCAACTGTCTGTGCAAATTGACCAGTATTAAATTTCAATGATATTTGAGAACTTGTTCTACTCATCTTCACTCCTGCAGTTGTTATATCAACTCTAACATCAACCTTAGTTGTTGTCTGACCCTTGGTTCCTACTCCTTGAATCTCTATTAAATCTTTCTTAAGGTTAAATTGTGTATTAAAAACCTTTCTTTTAATCTCGGTATCTGCATTAACAAAATTTGTTGCTGAATTAAAAATATTTTCAAAATTTGAAAATCTTGAACCAATGGGTTGTGCTGACATATACCTCTCACTATTTGCAGGTATTTTTACCTCTACAGAAATATTATCAGTAACTCTTGATATCCTTTTATTAACTATGTCCCTATCTCTAACATTAAATTGTGAACTAAATGAATTAGAAATTATAGTTATTAAAGTTTCTTTTACTTCTCCCGAAGTTACTCTTGGTAAATCTCCAATAGATATTATTTGTTCTCTAGAAAGTTTTGCTGTAGATAATCTCTTTTTAAATTTTGCTGCTATAGCCGCAGCTAAAATTAACTCTGCTATATCACCATTATTATATTCTGTTGCCACTTACTTTTTGTTTTTTATTATTTATTTCCAGATACGCTAACTTGATTCCTTTATGCTCTAATACAATTTTTTTTGCTTCTGTTATTTCTTCATCATAAAAGATAATCGGTTGTTCTAATCCTATGTCGCCACTCATTCTTCTTCCTCCAAATCTAACGGTTTACCAAAAGTTTTATATGCTAACTGCTCCTTTAAAAAATCAACTTGTGCTTTAAGTTGTTTGTTTTCTTTTTCTAGAGCATCTATTTTTGATTCTAATTCATAGTCCATACGGGTTATAATATATTATAAATTTAATATTTTCTTTATTATCTATCGTCTGCTGCTCGATTCTCTGATTGGTAAACATCAAACTCTCCACCAGGATATCTTTTCTTTAATTTTTCTACATTTCCTGCAACAACTTCTTCGATAGGAACGTCTAATGCTGCACAAGCTTGCATCACGTACCACATAACGTCACCCAACTCAATAATAAGATGTTCTCGATTGTCGTCGTTCCAAGGCTTACCTTGGAAAACCATCTTCTTAACAATCTCCATAAACTCACCACCTTCAGCACTAATGCCAACAGCAGCAGTAAGAAGCCTGTGAATATTGGCACCCTTTCCGTCAAGGGAACTAATACTTTCAATAAAGCATTGATAATCCTTACTGGAATCGGATGTGACACCATCCACGAATAGAGCGTACTTATCAAAGTCAATTTTTTTAGTCATTAAAATTTAAATTCAGAGAATGATTTTTTAAGAGTTTTCTTTTCATCATCATTATACTCTTCCTCTTTTTTGTTGTCAAGTATGTCATCTTGTGCCTTCTGTTCACAATCATATAATCTCATCTTTGCACGATCAACTCCGACAACAAATCTTTTATAGATGGTTGGGTCATTATATCTGTTCTTCAATTGTTTGACCATTATCTGCCCCAAACCCTCAAGATCCTCTGTACTAATAAGAGCGAACATAAGATCAGCAGTGGCGGGAAGACCGAACGACTCGCTTGTGTCAGTAAGATCAACATCACTACTACCGAAACCAGAACGAGTCGTCTGAGTAGCGGAGACGATAGGTACATTAGTCTCAACTGCAAGACCACGGAGTTCTTCAGCAATGGCTTTAATATACGAGTAAGAATTGACATTTGCTGTTTTTGCGTAACGACTTGATGCACATATATTTAAGTAATCTATGAATATTATATCAGGTTTAAAAGATTTTTTCAATGCAAGTTCATTTAATAAACCTTTAAAATGTCCTGAATGTGCAGAAGCAGTAGGATACTCTTTAATTATAAGAGTTCCTTGAGTTTTTTTACTAATATTATTTACCTTATTTTCAAACATAGGTTTAGGTAAATCAGTAATGTCTTGTATATTAACATTCAATAAATTTGCATCTATTCTTTCTGCAATCTTTTCTTCTGCCATTTCAAGAGTAATGTATAAAACATTTTTACCTTCTAGAAGAACAGAACTAGCGTGGTGGCACATAAAGAGAGACTTACCAACACCAGTACCCGCAAGTGCAATATTAAGCGTTTTGTTTGGGAGACCTCCCTTTGTAATTTTATTAAAGAGTTCAAGGTCGAATTGAATTCTGCTTTCTTTCCTGTGGTAGGATTCAAATCTTTCTTCATAGTCCTCTAAGTAATCGTGACCTACATGATTATCGAAAGAAACAGCCAGAGCATCAGAGAGAATGCTAGGAATAGCATCCCTTCCTTTTTTGTCATCTTGTCCATCGGCAAGTGCGATTGATTCCATGAGTGCCAAATATATAGCACGATCACGACACCATTTTTCAGTTGAATCAAGTAACCATTGATTATCTACAGGTGCATCATCGAATATTTTAGTAACTTCTCTTGCCTCTTTTATTTCTGTTTCTGTTAAATCAGTGCGATTCTCAATCTCAATATTCAATGCTTCAATTGTAATTGCAGCATCATACTTGACAATAAATTGTGTTGCCTCTTCAAATATTATCTTTTCAGTTTTATTCTCAAAGTAATCTGGTTGAATGAAAGGAATAACTTTTCTTGAGAATTCCTCATCAAAAATTAAATTACGGAGAATAGTAGTTTCAATTCTTTCCATAATGAATGTATGTGCTCATGATATACTTAGAATCATTTTTTGGTGGTAATCCAGTATGTGGATACTCCCAAGTTGGTGGGAATACTATCAC